GTGCTTATGTGGCGATCCGATCAGACCTGGCAGAACTCAAAGCAAAGGTTGAGCATCTCCATCTAACGGCAGATAAGGCTCATACCCGCATTGATCAGATTCTGAACAAGTAATGTTTGACCTGCTGTCAGGTGGCTTACTAGGTTCTATCTTTGGTGGCCTGTTTCGGCTAGCACCAGAAGTGCTGAAGTTCCTCGACAAGAAGAACGAACGTCAGCATGAACTCAACATGTTCCAATTGCAGACTGATCTTGAGAAGCTCAAAGGTCAGTATCGTATGGAGGAAAAGTATGTTGACTACAGTGTTCAGCAACTCGATACGATCAAATCGGCCTTTGAAGAACAGGCTGAAACGGCTAAAGCAGCAGGTAAGTTTGTGGCTGGAATCTCAGCACTGGTACGTCCAGGAATCACCTGGGCACTATTTGCTATGTACGCAGCAGTCAAGACGGCTTCGCTTGTTCTTGCATTTCAAACGGGTGCGCCTTGGGCAGAAGTCTTAGTTAAGACTTGGGATGAAGATGACTTTGGTTTGTTCACGATGGTGCTCACCTTCTGGTTTGTTGGTCGCAGCATAGAGAAGTACAAGTGAATGAAGCGATTGAGCTTGCCACAAACGTACTCATCAAACCCTTTGAAGGCTACGCTAAACGTCTTCCTAATGGTGATTGTTGCGCTTATCCTGACCCCGCTACTGGTGGCGACCCTTGGACTATTGGTTATGGTTCTACTGGCCGTGATATTAGGCAATACACTGTCTGGACAAAAGAACAAGCTGAAGATGCCCTTCAGAAGCATGTCAGACACTTCTCATCAGGGCTGGTAAGACTCTCACCCAGATTACTGCAAGCAACGCCTAGACGCTTTGCAGCAGTCATCAGTTGGGCGTATAACTGTGGACTAGGTAATTACCGCATCAGCACCTTTAAGAAGCGTGTAGACGCTGGTAATTGGGAAGATGCAGCCATAGAATGTAGGAAGTGGAATAAAGCAGCCGGTCGCGTACTGCCAGGGCTAACAAGGCGCAGAGAAGCTGAAGCACTGATGATGAGGTGATCATGGCAAACCCAATAGCAAAGACCACCAGAGGTAAAGGCAGGCACTTCCAGTCTGTCTCTGAGGGTGGTGGCATGACAGAGGCCGGTAGGAAGGCTTATAACAGGGCTACAGGCTCCAATCTGCAAGCGCCTGCACCTAACCCTCGAACGCCTAAAGAACGCGCCAGGAAGAAGAGTTTTTGTGCGAGATCAAGATCATGGTCTGGGCCAAGAGGCAAGGCCGCTAGACGACGTTGGAGGTGTTAAATGAAACCAGGTTTGTACGCAAATATTGCAGCCAAGAGAGAGCGTATCAAAGCAGGGTCGGGTGAGCGTATGCGCAAGCCTGGTGCTCCAGGTGCTCCCACCGCCAAAAATTTTCGAGAAGCGGCAAAGACGGCCAAAAGAAAACCCCGTCGCTAGGACGGGGCAAAGGCTCGTCGTGAGCCAACTTGAGGGGAGGAGCTATCTGCTGGCGCTTGCTCCCAGCGCTAACCTAGTGGCAGATTCACCGGAGACATTAGAGTTCATTCTGCATGAGCGTGATGGCATCGTCAAGCGTGAAGATCACCAGACTCTCTTTGCCATCTGCCCTGCAAATCACGACTGGCATCTTCTCGCCTTTGGCTGACACCTTGGCTTGTTCCATCCATTCGTAGAGTGCAATCTTCCTGCGACGCTTGCATTCGATCATAAACGGGCCTAAATCGATGTCTGAGCCACCATCTCTGGCTTGCCCTAGTACACGGCTTACTTTCGTTCCTAATCGATCTGAGAGCGCATTACAGACCTCTCGCTCATAGCTTGCACCTCTGGTCTTGCCTAGCTTGCTCAATCACGTTCTCCTTGCAAGATTTTCCAGGCTTCTTCCCTGACGATATTCTCTACGCTGTAGCCAAAAGCATCAGGGTCAAGTAAGGCTTTGATGAACATTTCTCTTGTCTTGAGTTTGTGATCAGTTCTTGCCAGCATCGCTCGTAACTCTTTGGTGAGTTCATAGAGCGTATCCAGTTTGGCTAGCAACTCTTCACGACTGATCTCATTCATGGCGCACCAACGTTAAACGGATTATTGAAGAACCTGTTTTCTATCGTAATACGTGTCTTCGTGAACTTGATAGGGTTCTTAACAGGTTCCTTCTCTACAGGTTCCCAACTAGCAAAAGTGTAGAAGCGTTCTGTCACGCAATCGATCTTTTGTGTTCGCTTCTTGATGTGACCTTTGTAGAGCAGTGCACGAATGACGTACTTAACTGTTGGACTGCCAAGCCTGGTTTGTAGTTGAATGTCCTTGAATGTGGCTTCAGTCTTACGCTTGGAAAGATACTTAAGCACTTTCAAGTGAGATTCTGTCAGTTTTGTCACGCCATATCCTCCCTTACTGCTTCATCGTAAGCAATGTACTTACGCTCATCGACTCCCTTCAAGGTTTCATAGGTTGTGAACTTGTAACCGCAGGAAACGCATCTTCTCCTGCGAGTCACCCAGGTATCTTGCAAGGTGTTGCGGTTGTAGTAGCGTCGTGAGTCCAGCACAACGCTATCGTTCAACTGCCCTTGCTCAGCGCACTTAGGGCAGATCATGATCAGAACGGCACATCTTCATCAGAGCGCATCACTTCCCTTGCCGGTGCTGGCATATCACCAGGCTTCCAGTTGTTGATCTTGAGGCTAAATAGTTCACCCCAAGTACCACGCTTGACCCAGCCTGCAATCTTGATCTGCTCACCTGCTTTGTAATCCTGGTCGCAAATGATGTATCCATCCCAGTCAGGTGCTTTCTCATGCTTCTTGTTCTTGACTGGAAAGAAACTACCTTGACCTGGGCCATTCTTGTAATTACTTGAACTCATGATTTCCTCACTAATTGATACTCGGCAAATGATTTGCCATTTCGATTGATGGTGTGAGTCACAATCGTGTGACCCTGCTTTCTCAGTTCTTCGACTCTGGCTGCAAGTCTTGTTGAACCAATCTCTGCATAGGCTTGCAGTTGCGTGAGCGTCCCTTGTTTCAAACGCTCAAGCACTGCCTGCGTTTGCGTCAATTTAGAACTTCCAGATCGTCCTCCATCGCATCCAGAGTCACTACCTTTTTTGGGATAAAACCCTCGACCTCATGATCGTGACAGCGCTTCTTCCAACTGATGGCTGCAACCCCGCTAAAGTTATCGAAGGTTTCATGGTTGACCCGAAAGAGGCTCGCTAACTTAGCGTTCTTCTCCTCATTGCTCATCTTCTTGCTATCAGCGATCTTGCCAATCAGTCCAAAGAAGTTGTTCTGCCATTCGATTTCGTTCTGGTGAGAGCTGTAAACCTTGGCTCTGTCACCTTCAGGAACCATCAGTTTGTATTTGCCTTCAATGACCTCAGCAACCTGTGGCACTGGTATATCAACCGGCATATGGATTGGCGCAGCGACAGCCCCAGGAATCGTTTCCACCTCAGTCTCATCAAGCATCCCCAGTCCACAGTGAGCAAGCACTGTGCGTCTAATAGCCTTGGTTGTAGCTTTCATCAAGGCGTTGGCGAGCTTTTCTCCTGAGAGTCCACCGATGTCCACAGCACCTTGATTCTCTGTAATTCTTCCATCCTTGCCAGTGACTCTTGCAGAAACGACATAGATTGTTTCAACTCGCTCTCGGTTAGTGAGCGTAACGGACAGTCCGTGCACACTAGATAACTGTTGCGTGGCACTAGCGTTTGCGTACAGGACTTTCTTTCCGTTAAGCAAGAGCACATCAAAAGGTTTTGCACTTGGGTCAAGACCAACTGTTGAACAACGATAGTTGTAGTAGCTAACGAGTTGGTTTTGATCAAGAGCACTTAAGTCTCCCTTGGTAACGATTGATTCAATGACTTTTACATCGAGTTTGGTTGGATCAACTAAATTGCTCATTTGACTAAAAACCTCCGTGAGCCAGGTTGTTCAATGACGTAACGCTCATAGACTTCGGGCATCTCTGCTTGCAGTAGCTTTGGGTCAAAGCGTTTGGAAGGTTTGGAAGAGTTCCATGTTGCAAGCACCTTCCCATCAAACGTAATGAGTGAGCCTGCTTCTTTCATCTGACCTTGAATAAAAGCCTGTAGCTTCTCTTCTGCT